CTTTTTTGGATCGTTCAACAAATTCACTTGACTGGTTTCTCTCCTGTGCAAGTTCCTGTGTTTTACGAGTGTAATCTGCATTTCGTTGATACCCTTGAATTAACTCCTCTAGGTTGACCGACAATTCTGTACCGTCTACGGTTACAGCGTAATATGGTTCCTCAGAGTTCTCTTGTATATCACTCGACTCAGATGTTTCTTCTGCCTCATTAGATGTTGCCATCTCATCAGGGCTTACAGTTTCCTCAGTAAGAAGTCCTTCTTCTGATTCTACTGTTTCAGTTTGTTCCTCAGATGCCTCTGTAGGAACGGTTTCAACTGGAGCAGATTCTTCATTGGTCATAAGACCTTTAATGATGTTTCCTGCATCCAATACGTTAGTTGCTTGGCGATCAGCCATAACAGCCTCCTTTTAAATGTTACACTCCCAAGTGGGTTGGTGTATTCGATTTAAGTCGAATTTTTTTTGAGATCGTTAATTTGAACAGAGGCTAACTTGCCAGTGTCCATAACGGTACGAAAGTGATTTTCTACTTTTTCAGTAATGTGATACGCTAACCAAAATGCCTTGCGTTCACTGTCCTCACTATGTTTCGTTTGAAAGATAGCACTTTGATACTCACTTTTTAAAGTATCAAATGTTTCTTTAAATAATGGTTCTTCAAGCAATAACTTTGCTTTTTCACCACGTTGTCTTTCGGTCTCTAAATTAGTTTTGTCCATTGTTCGGTTTTATCACAGTTTTGGTAATTTGGTCAAGCTCACCTAAAGCAGCTTTTTGTTGTTCTAGGATTGCACGTTGTGCTTGTTCTTGAATCTTACCTTGTTGTACTATTTCTTCTTTTGCTAACATTGCATTGTTACGCAACTCAGTTTCATTTATTTTAGTACCATACTGTAACTCTAATTCTTTTATACGAGTTTCAAACTTCAGAATCATCTCTTGATAATCTTTTTCTAATTGTTTTATTTTAAGTTCGCTATCAATTTGTTTTCTATAGTTCTCACCTTGAACTTGAAGCTGTGAAACTTTTTCAAACTCTGTAGGTTGTGGCGGTTGAGGTGGTGGCATATTCTGCATACCAACGTCAGGATCGGTGAAGAACGAATTAGGATTTTTAAGTCCAGCATTTTCAACAATCTTACTAAGAGTGTTATAAATGTTTCGTAAATTTACCATTGGCCCAGCAGCAGAACCTTGAAGCTCTAATGCTTTTAATTGAGTTTGTAGTATATTATTTAAAATAGAAAGTTGTTGGTCTCTTGAACCAGTACCCAATCCAACACTTATAGAAATGTTGCATCGGTTTCTCCATTCCATAGGTCTAAATGGAACAAAGTTATTTCTAATTTTAATAATTCTTTCTTTATCTTGATGTTTAACAATAAGTTCAAACATTTTTAAGAACATATCTTTAACACCAGTCTCAGCAAAGATACGAGCTATAAGCTCTACTCTCATTTGTGCTTGAGATAAAATAGTGTTTACACCAGTTGCAGTTTTGTTTAACGAGTCTGCATCCATACCTTGTGAGTATCTGGTAATACCTGTGCGTTGTTCACGTACAGTATCTAAATATTCCAACATAGGAAACGCTTGGTTGTTAATTGTTTGCGTTTGCATTGGCATCATAACCTGACCAGGAGAACCTTTAGTTCTAACAACACCGCCAGGTCTGTTTGTAAGTAAGTCATCTAAATTAACTTGACCATCCATTACTGCAACTCTGTTGTTGTTTGTAAGGTACATATTGTCAAGCAACTGTCTCATAACTGTAGACTTAATTAATTGTAAGTCCTCAGTCATTTCAGAAACAGAACGACCATAAAATCTGTGTGGAACCATTATAGGTGTAACAGAAACAAAAGGAATACTATCACAAAGTTCATCATCTAATATTGTGTAGCCTTCTGCACCAGCTAATGTAATTTTTCTTAACTTAGCAACACCATCGCCTTCTTCATCAATACGAACATAACATTCAAAGATAGATATTTCATCTGTACTAGCTTCACCAGCATCACTATTGTAATCGTGATCTAGGTTTCTATAACGTGTAATTTTTTCTTCATTGTATCTGTCTTGTGAGTCAGCAGGTAAACCATAAACTTTATCACTATCAAATCCAGCTTCAACTAATTGTGTTCTTGTAACTGTAGTTCTGTGTGCAACAAAGTTTGCATCTTGTATGTTTTTAGCTCTACGTTCAATTAAAAATTCTTCAGGTGGTATAGCTTCTATTTTTACTTTACCAAAATCTTCTACTCTTTCAATAACAACATCATGCATCATAGGTATTGGTGTGTTGTTTATGTTTTCCAGCACCATAGGATCTACAGGCTGACCAGATTCTTCTATTTGTTGTAAGATGTTTTCTTTTTCTTTAATTGCGTTCTCATCATCATACTCAGTGTGTTCTTTAACTGTAACACCATCTTCATCAAGAAGCATCGTGTACTCATCTTCACTTAGTCTTTCATAAGACTCACGTTCACGTTTCTTTGAAGTGTCCCAATAGATTTTTGCAATACCATTTTTTTGTATCAGTGCATCTTTAAATAAAGTGTATAAAGTTATAAAACCATCATTGTCTTTATTAAAAACATAATTTAAATAATCACTAGCTTGTTTTGCTACTTCTTCATCTTCTGCAGTAACAGGTTCACACTTAACAATCTCATCACTAGCAGCAAAGGTTCTTAGCAATGTAGGTAAGATGGACTCAATAACATCAGACACATCTGTAGATACTACTTGTGAACGACCTTCTTGCTCATTACCAAAAGGTTCACCAAAATAATATTCTAATGATTTCTGTCTTTGTTCAGTAATGTCTGAACCAATGTAACCTAAAGATGCTTTAATCTCTGAGCTAACTATCGAGCCGACTTCTATGTCTGTAAGTGGTTTGCCTTTTGCCATGTTAAACTATATACCTTGTATCAATATTTATTTCCCTTGTCCATACACTAGCAGTACCAGGATCTATTGCACATCCGTAACGAAATGCGTCAGCTCCATGTGAACTCCAGTCATGTAAAGGTTTGTTTTTAAATGTCTGCATACGATCATCAAATTCTTTACGGTATTGTCGCAAACATTCAATACCAGCCTTACAGCGATTACGATCAAACCAACATTGGTCTAATGTATTTCGTACTGCTTCAATTCCATGTTGAACTTCTAACTTAGGACATATATCAAATTGTATTCCTAATTCAGATGCAACCTCTAAACGAGATTTACCAGTTCCTAATTCTCTAGCTACAATATCATGGGGTGCTACGTGCCTTCCATAATTGTAAGCTTTGTCTTTTAACACATCAGCGTAATGTGCAAGAGCTTCACCAGATGTTTCATAGTAATCTATCAAACGAACTTCTGTTCCTACTCTTTGTGCAAACCATATTGAAGTTGAATCACCGATACCTAAATCCCACCATGTTTCTACATCTATGTTTTTATCGTAATCAATATCGACAATACGGTTTTCTTTCTCAGCTTTCTGTATTTGCTTACCGTAATAAGCACCTGATACAGCAGCTTGGAAACTACATTCAAACTCTTGCTCGTACTGATCTTCTGGCATAGTCAGACGAGCTTCTTCTAATTCTTCTTTGCCAATAATATCTGTTTCAGAGGCTCTGTATAATACAGCTTTCCAATCACCACCTCTGCGTTTTGCAAGATCGTAAACATCCCAGAACTGATTGTGGCCCATAGGTGTACCAATAAATATAACGTACCCTAACTTATCAGATACAGCAGGTCTAACTACTTCAGTCCATGTACGAGGAGACATCAAAGCAAACTCATCCATACATACTCCATCAAATCCTAATCCACGCAGTGCATCTGGATTGTCTGAGCCAAATATTTGTATTCTTGAACCATTCCACAGATCAACTTTAAGTTCTGTTTCATGTCTACTACCACCTAGTTTCATAAGTGGTTGTGTGTATTCTTTTAGATAATCAAACGCTACGTTCTTACCTTGACGATAAGTAGGTGCTATGTAAGCCAATCTACTGTTTGGTTTACTAATTGCAGTCTTAATCAAATGATTAATTGCAAATACAGTCTTTCCAAACCTACGATGACAGCAAATTACATTAAATCGTTTTAATTGATTGTGTAATTCTTTCTGTAGTGTTCGTGGTTTGTAAGGTATTTCAATCTTCAAACTATTCTTTCCATTTAACTTCTATTTCAACAGGCTCATCGCCATCACCTTTGATCTTTTGGTCTACAGATGCAAGACGAGGGTGAACAAATGGTGCAGCTTTCTCAGCAGCCCACATTTTCTTTTCTGGTGACGTAGCTTTGTTGTTAAGTATATTTAACATATACTCTAAAGGCGTTTTTGTGCCTTTACCTAACATCTTTTCCAGACGCTCATGCTTTGTTCCTGCAGTAACGCCTCTTGGTCTACCTGCTCCTGTTCTTTTGCCTCCGTGTGCCATTAGAATATGGATCCTACAATCGCAATCACAGCAATAGCGGTAAAACCAGCTATCATAAAATCTTTTTTAGTCCAAAATGGGTAGTTTTTTACCCAATCAATTATTTTTTTCATAAAATTATCCTTACCAAGCCTTACAGCTCCAATATTTAGCAGTTAATTTGCTAATGTTACCTTTATCACACCCATGTCTAGCACGAAATGACTTCCGTCTAGCTGGTATGTTCTTTTTTATCGACATCTTAGGGTCTCCAAAGCGTACTAGACGTATCTTTGACCCTTCTTTAGCTAATACAGCAGACTTTTTTGACTTACCTGGTGTACGTTTTGGCTTATTGTACCCACTGAAGCGTTCTCCTCTGTACGTAATAGCCATTAATTAAAAAATTTACTGTTGTTTTTTTCAGCGTCATTAATTCTTTTCATTAATTTTTGAAATTCTTCAAAACTCATGCCATCATATTTAATAAAATTATCCATAACACGCCTTCTTTCAGCAGTTCTTGTTGGAGATTCAGGTCTTGATGATTTACCACTACTAAATTTTGTCATGCTAGTAATCCTTTTTTCTTTTTCTTTTTAAGTTTTTTAAAATCAGCACCAGTTATTTTAGTACGAGGTTTTGCAACACGTGCTAGTGCTTTTTGTTTCTTACTGTATTTACTAAATGGCATTATGTGTTTTTCTTTTTGCGTTTCTTAGCAGTCTTAGCAGATGCTTTCAAAGCCTTGTCAGATACAGAACCCTTACCAGGTTTACTTGTGCCTTTTTTCTTAGCTTGGTTCATGTTGTAATATAAACCTTTTTTTACAACCCTACCGTCTTTGGTTTTGTGAAATCCTTTTTTCATTATTTATGCCTCATTTGTACTGGGAACTTAGCTGTTAAACTAGCACCCTTATGTTTTTGAAACTTACCAGTATGCTTCATTAGTTTAAAACCTTTACCAGATTTCATCCAATGAAAACCACTAGGAGCTTTGACGTTCTTATCCATTACTTCTTTTTACCTTTTTTCTTAGTCTTTTTCTTTGGTCTACCTTTAGCAGAACCATAAGTTCCTTTACCGTACATAGTAACTCCTTTGTTAAATTGAATTTTCAGGAAACATATTTAGGTTTCCAGCGACTGTTCTGCGTTCACCTTTACCCTCAAAGGGGTATACACAGTGTTGACACCATGAAGGAAACATAATTAGCTTACCCACTTCAGGCTTTATCATCCTTGAGAATGGTGGTCTTAGCTCCTCTAATCCACGTGAGCTTGTTTGACCAAAATGAAATTGTAAAAACCCATCGGCTATACCACTCGATTCGACTAGTTTACTGCTATTGTAATCGTCTTTGTCAGCTATCTGTTTGGGTATCTTTGTCCATGTGGTAAATGATAAGCCCATAATCGTGTCAGTACCATGATCGTGAACAGGGTTATAATCACGTTCATACGAGTGAACTGACCATAAGCTGTGCATGTGTGGTAGTCTTTTTAAGGTCTCTACACCAATGGTATTACAGAATTGACTTAAATACTGCTGTGACATATTTGCCACAATTTTTGTAAAAGGATCAATGAGGGGATCTTTATGGTCTATCTTGAGCTGCTCACCATGACTGATCTGACCTACGAGCTTATTAGCAAATGATTCTGCACCCTTATTGTGTCGTGCATCCAGGTACTGATTAAGGTCTTTAACCGCCCTGATGGGTATTTGTGTCTCTAAGAATAGCACCGCAGGTGCCGCAGAGAATTTAAGTGTTAGTTCCATTACTATGCCTAAGCTATAATTAATTAAATGTCAATGCACTGTTAAATGCGTTTTAAGGTACCATACAGCTTGATTAACCTATTTTAGTACCCCAGTTTATTTGGGTTTCCAATATGTCTATATTTAAGCCTCTATGAGCTTTTAATCTATAAACCCCCCCTTAATGATTATTGGTGTCTGGTTGTATTAGTCATGACGCTGTAACGACCCCCCAGTAATAATTTGATGGTATGCCCTTTCTACAAACCCGCCATTATTCGTATAATGTTATTCGTATATTATACATTATGACAAGGGTTATATAATCTTATGTCATATAGCATGACCATTATCTAATACTGTTGCAATTATGTCACATGATTTAAGATTATGTGGTAATTATGTTATATGATTTTATGATCTGCATAATGTTGACGTAAACTTGCAGTTATCCAATGAGATCAA